GTTCCCGCATCTGACGGTACGTAAAAACTTTCGTTTATTACTGAAACCTCTACTCCTGGTGATGTTCTAGCCATTTTTCGTATTCTCCTTGCAAGTTACGTATATACTAGAGTTATTTATTCAATCATACGGTTTTTACGACAAAATTTACCGTTTTCATGGTGCCTATATAGGCGACGTAAATAAGCATATGCGATATAAAGATAGGCCATTATGTAAGAAGTGTGGAAGCAAACCCAGGGCGTATGCATACAGGAAGGGTAATAAAATATATTGGCGTAGCCTTTGTGATACCTGTAATAGAAAAAAAGCGGGTAAACGTGTTGGTGGAGTGACTCCGTTACAAAGGTCTGGCTACAAGAAACGTAAAAAATGTGAGTTGTGTGGGTTCAAAGCTCAACAGACAAAACAACTAGATGTGCTGTTTGTTGACGGTAACATGAGAAACACTACTGCTAATAATTTAAAAACTGTTTGCGCCAATTGCCAAAGACTTGACAGTATTCGAAGGCTTGGATGGCGTGTGGGGGATCTTGTTGCTGATGAATAGATTATTTGTTTTTACGCATAATTCTTCTTTTGTACCATTGTTTTCTATGACAAAATCAAACTCCTCTTTTGCCCAAGCATATTCTGAAGAATGCACGTTTGTTGGTTCTACATTTCCTTCAACATAATTAGTAAACCATTCAGGATCTTGTCCTCTTTTTACACGTATTATTTTGCCTCCGTGTGCTCTAATGGCTTTAACTTCATTTGGGAATCTAGTATCTGATATCACTGTATTCTGTCCTTTGTATCGACCGATACAACTGTCTACCCATATTGCGTCATACATTTGTCCACGCATCACTTCTGTACCAAAATATTGTAATACCCACCTAGGAGTTACAGGTTTGCCAAACTTTTCACTCCAAAATTTGTCAGGTTGTTCACGCCAATGTCTGCTTGATTCTCCTTTACCCTCAAGCATCTTTCTATCCCAGTTAAACATGGATGCAACTGCGTCTTTCAAACTTTTAGCAAAACTATCTCTTTTATAACCGTGTTGTTCCACAAGGTGTTCGGCAACAGTGTCTTTACCAGAACCTATTAGTCCTACAATTCCTATAAGCATCTATTGATTATACTATCTTTTGAATCGTCTTTCAATCTCTTTTTTTGCTTCGAGAACAGATTTGAGAATGGTAATTCTTAGGTCTTTCTTTTTCTGTTTTAGTGCAACAATACTCATGTTCTCTAGGTCTTGCACTACTTCTTCAAGTTCATCTAATGTAAGGTCTGAATATGTTCTGTATCGATGATCTGTCATGACACGTTTATTTAAAAATATATGATTATGAATTAACCAATAACAAAACTGTGTGGAGTACCACCTTCGGCAAAATTGCCCAGGTCTTGTTCTAACCTATCAATTTCTGCCTGGCCTTCACTTTTTAATGCATCACCATTAAGTGTTGTGCCACCCTGTGGGCCTGCGATGGTGTTGAATTTGCCTCTCGCTTCGCCTAACATTATTTTAGATACAGCAAGTGTGTAATCTCTGATCCATGGTTTAGCATATATGTCTTTGAACAATGTTATGTCTGGTCTATAATTGTCAGTGTGCATCAGAACTGTTTCGTTGTCTGCTCTAGGTCTTTGTGTGATTGTTAATTTTTTCGTTGCAACATCGAAATGGAACTGTATGAAACTTCCAAACATTTTTCCTATCAGTTCTTGGTACGAAGCGAATGCATAGTAAGTTGCTAGTCCACCTGTTGCTCCTGCTCTTAATAGGTAAGTGTTTGTGTATGCTAGGTTGAATGGTTCAAACAATGTTCCGCCTTCGCCACCCTCTGTACGTGATCCAACTGTTCTTCTATTCAAATTTCTTACATTTATAATCTCATCTGGCAAAATATATGTGTTCTGATTTTTCTTAAGTTCTAAGAAAGCGTATGATTCTTCGACAGCGTTAGATGATCTCTGTCTAAATTTGTTTACTGCTCTTTCCAGGGCCGTTTGGTAGTGTTTAGGGTCTAATTCAACATCAATCATGCCCTCACCGAGGTTGTTTTTAACGTAATCGAATATCTCTTGTTGACCTGTTTGTAGTTCTGACATACTCATATTTATTGCCTTTGCCTGTGCAATAAATATGTGTGATATGCCAAGATTATCCATTTTTAAGCCTGAAAAGGGCAATGACTACAAGTTCTTCGATCGTAACATAAAAGAGATGTTTACGGTTGGTGGGACGGACCTACATTTTCACAAATATCTTGGTCCCTATGATCAGGGAGAAACAAACAAGGACGGTGAAGCCACTCCGACACAACCACAGTATTCTGGGGATGGCCTAAACGAGAGAACGATCCAAGATTTACTGTTTTTAGAAAACAGAGACAGAAAATATGACGCAGATATCTATGTAATAAGAGGAATCTACAACGTCCAAGATCAAGATTTCAACCTTTCACAGTTTGGAATGTTCCTATCAAATGACACACTATTTTTGACTGTACACATGAATGACGTTGTTGAAAGATTAGGTAGAAAACCAATGAGTGGTGATGTTATCGAATTCCCACACATGAAAGAAGACTATTCTTTAGATGAAAGCATACCAATTGCACTTAAAAGATATTATGTTGTTGAAGATGTAAACAGAGCCGCTGAAGGATTTTCACAAACATGGTGGCCACATCTACTTAGACTTAAACTTAAATCCCTAGTAGACTCACAGGAATACAGAGATATCCTAGGAGATGCCGCAACAGAAAATTCACTTGCAAGTTATATGTCAACTTTCAACAGAGAAAAAACAATAAATGACCAAGTAGTTGCTGAAGCAGAACTTAATGCACCGAAGTCAGGTTTCAACTACAAGCAATATTATGTTGCACCAATTGATGAAAGAGGCAATATCAGGACTGATAATGTTAATAATGAAGAAACAAGAGTAAGTGGTGATAAAAAAGTTAATGCTGTGATAGACACGCCAGCAGGTTCACACTATGGTTTTTATCTAGACGGCGACGGAGTTGCACCAAACGGAAATCCCGCAGGCTTTGGAATCAGTTTTCCTAGTGCCAATGTCGACAAAGGCGATTATTTCTTACGTACTGATTACTTGCCTAATAGATTGTTCCGTTATGACGGAAATAGATGGGTAAAAATAGAGGATTCAGTTAGAATAAGCATGACAAATGATGACTCTAGGGTGAATTACAAAACTGGATTTGTCAATAACACAACCGAAGACACCATAAACGGATTAACTACTAAACAAAGACAATCGTTATCTAACGCATTAAAACCAAAGGCTGACAATTAAGAATGTTACACTTTTACGACGGACAGGTTAGGAAGTTTTTGACTCAATTTATAAGGATTTTGAGCAACTTTTCTGTTGAGCAAGGTAGAGGCAAAGACGGACAAGTGGCGTTGAGAGCAGTGCCAGTGGTGTACGGAGATCCAACAAGACAGGTTGCTAATATAATAAGGAACAATTCAGAAAATGCTTTACAGTATGCTCCAAGAATTGCCGCATATGTGCGAGAATTGAACTATGATCGAGACAGAATGCAGAATCCTTATCACGTCGAAAAGCAACATCTTAAAGAAAGAGACGTAGACAGTGATGGCAACTACACCAATCAATTAGGTGCAGGGTACACAGTTGAGAAGGTAATGCCGTCACCTTTTAGGTTGGAAGTGTCAGCAGATATATGGACCACAAATACCGATCAAAAATTACAAATCATGGAGCAGATACTATATCTCTTCAATCCAGATTTCGAAATACAGAAGACAGACAACTACATAGACTGGACATCTTTAAGTTACGTTGAACTTACAGGTATTACTTTTAGTAGCAGAACTATACCTGTAGGAGCAGATACAGAGATAGATGTCGCAACATTGACATTCAGTATGCCAATATGGTTATCACCTCCTGTGAAAGTTAAAAAATTAGGAGTTGTACAGAAAATCATTATGAGTATCTACGACGATGATGGCGGAATGGCCAAAGGATTGATAGATGGAGATCTCATTTCAAGAAGTTATGTCACACCAAACAACTATGGACTGTTAGTTTCAGGAAACCAATTAAGACTTTTAGGAACAACAGGAATAAGTGCCAAATCTGGTGGTGATGGGTATTACTCAGGGGCAAATGATCCTGGATTAGCAGATCCTTTTGAAACGTTTGGTCCACCATTAAACTGGAAACTTTTGCTTGACCAATACGGCAAAGTTACAAATGGCACATCACAAATAAGATTGACACAACCAAATGGGAACGAAATTGTAGGCACTATTGCTACAACTACATTAGACGATACAATACTATTATACAGCATAGATGACGATACAATACCTAGTAGCACACTGACAGCAGTCAAGAAAATAATTAACCCTGCAACATTTGATCCAGGCACTCCTACAGACGGTGATAGGTATCTTGTGATTAATGATGTTGGAGATTCGTCAGCATCCTTTCAGAGTGCAACGTGGGGCAGTTTGGTCGCTAGTGTTGGTGATATCATAGAATACAATGGTACAACAAGCAAGTGGAATATCGCTTTTGATGCCTCTAACCCAGACAGTACGCAACATTATGTAACAAACTTGAACACAGGGATTCAGTATAGATTCAATGGCACAGAGTGGGTGAAGTCATACGAGGGTGTGTATACTGCTGGTAATTGGAGCATTGTACTTGATGGTGGATTTGTGGCAAATGACGATGCATCTGGCCAAGATGCTACTACTCCTTGATAATTTTTTGTTAAATTGTTATAATATATTATGAAAGAAAATATAATTTGTTCTGGAGCGTTGTTCTATTCTACTAGCACCAAACGTTTTTTATTTCTGCAGAGGACAGCAAAGAAAACACAAGGCATGTGGGGATTGGTCGGTGGACAGGCGAAGTATTCTGAGAGTGCGTTTGAAGGACTAAAGAGAGAAATTGAGGAAGAAGTTGGTGCAACACCTAAGTTCAAAAAAGTAATTCCTTTAGAAATGTTTACATCAAACGATCAAAAATTTTATTTTCACACTTATCTAATTGCACTAGAAACAGAATTTATACCTAAACTAAATGGAGAACATTCAGGATACTGTTGGACTTCTTTTGAGTGTTGGCCTAAGAATCTACACATGGGTTTAAGGAACACTCTTAATAATAAAAGTATTAAAGGTAAACTTCAAACTATTCTCGATTTGATTGTTTAAAACGCCCACACTTGGTCGGGCCATTTTTTTATTAATCTTTTCATTCCCCAACCTGAAAGCATTTCAAGTATGTCAATTTTAGTCTTTCCGTATCTTTTTCCCGACTTATTTGCTTCTATTTGAATTATTGGTTTCTCCCTCATCACTGTTTCTTTTGCACCTTCAAGTACCGAAATTTCATAACCTTCAACATCAATTTTTATCACATCTACGTTTTCAAATTTAAAACTGTCTAGCGTTGTCAAATTTACATCACCACTTAATTTAGTGATATGATTTGTTCCAGAGTGTGATTCATACTCCATTGACACTTTTCCCTGGTAGTTACCCAATGCTGTTTTGTGTAGTGTGCAATTAGAAAATTCGGAAATGTTATTTTCTAACATTGGCAAGATCCTTTTGTTTGGTTCAAAAATTTCAATTTTCTCTGCACGTGGTTGCCAAAACAGTGACCATGGCCCCCACCATGCACCAATGTCTATTAACCTGCGTAAATGTTTTCCACGCAGATATTCATGAAGAATATCATAGTTGCCATTTTTATCTGTGCCGTCTGTTTGTAAAGTCATAAAAAAA